ATTCGGGGTGTAGCGCAGTCCGGTTAGCGCACCTGCTTTGGGAGCAGGGGGTCGTGGGTTCGAATCCCGCTACCCCGACGAAAAAATCAAGTCAAGAAAAATTAAATGGTGTTGAGCTGATACAGTTTGTATCGGCTTTTTTCGTTTATGTAAATTAGACACAATTATACCCCGTTTTGGGGCAAATAAAGAGGGCATTTCTTTGAACTATCTTTGAACATGTTTCTCTATTTGCATCCGTTTAGGGGAAATTAAAGCAATCTCCTATCAAATTACCCCGATTCAAGCTGTTTAATGCAATTTTAAACATTTAAAAAACATTAAAACAGTATGGCAACATTTAAAGCGATCGTTTTCCAAACAGGAAGACATATAAAACAAGATGGAACATCAAATATAAAAATTAGAATCTATCATAATAGAGAATCCCAGTATATAGCAACCAGCTACTATATCCGCCCAGAAAACATGGACGCCTCCGGCCGGATCCTACCCAACGTACCAAACAGTGAAATGATAGAGTACGAAATAAATGCGTATATCCAAAAGATCAGGAGAGAGTATTTGAAGCTAGGACAAGAAAGAACCCAATTTATGTCATGTAAGGACCTAAAAGAAGAAATAGAAAAATCATTAGTTCCTGATGCCGAATTTATAGACTTCGTAGAGTTTACCCAAAATATAGTAATTCAAACGGAAAAGAGAAAAACTGCCGATTGGTACAGATCCTCTATCGATACCCTATGTTGGTACATGAAAAGAAAAAAGATAGATATAAAACTTATCACTTCATTCCTGCTGAATAAGATGATCAAAGACTTATATCACTCCGGACCTGCCGGCACACCTTTAGAACCAGGCACGGTAAGCCACTATCTTAGGGGGATAAGAGCATTGTATAACAAAGCAAAACTCTATTATAATAACGAAGACTTTGATATTATAAGGATTCCCGGCGACCCATTCAAGAAAGTTGAAATCCCGGAGTATCGGAGAAAACGGAAGAATATAGATACCAACACCTTATTAAAAATCCGAGATTTTCAGTCTGATAAGAAATGTACTAATATGGCTCGTGATGTCTTTATGATGATGTTCTATATGATGGGAATCAATATCAATGATCTATATAGTATATCATGTGAACGTCGTGGAAGGCTGGAATACACACGTTCAAAAACAAAAACGCGGAACAATCATGAACAAATACCGCTTTCGATAAAAATAGAACCAGAACTCCGCATCCTCCTTGATAAATACACAGAGGGTTATTTCCTCTCCTACTTTCATACCAACTATTGTAACTTGAATAATTTCATGCGTGCAATTAATAATGGGCTGAGAGACATTTGCTTGAATTTAGAGATTGATTTTAAAGTTACTACTAATTGGGCTCGCCACACATGGGCTAGTTTAGCAAGAAATAAAGCCGGAGTACCAAAAGCTGACATCGACTTCTGCCTCGGCCATGTGAACAATGACTATAAAATGGCTGATATCTACATTGATATAGATTATAGTATTTGCGACAAGGCAAATCGCGCTGTATTGGATTTATTGCAAAAAAAAGAAGAAAAAAAAGACTGAAACGTTTGCAAATACAAAAACTCTCTCTATATTTGCAGACATAATGGTGTTGAGCTGGATAAAACAATGATTTTATCCGGCTTTTGTTGTTCCTATACAATTCAATAGCTTTTAATTACTGAAACCTATCTCCTCTTTATGTTATGCGCCAAAAAACAATGACGCATGGAAATTACAGTATCAAAAACAGCTTTATCAGATAAGCTAAAATCAGTCGGGCGAATTATACAGCCTAAAAACTCATTACCTGCCTATGACAACTTTTTGTTTGTTGTCGATGAATTTGGAGTCATTCTAGTAACCGCAGGAGAAGAAGGAGGACGCATCTCTACAAACATTGATGGTGCCGCAGACTTCACCAATTACACTTTTATGGCTAATGCCAAAACATTACTTGACGGATTAAAAGAGATTCCCGAACAACCCTTGATTATATCCATCCTCGAAAAGGAGTTGATTGTTAAGTATGCAAACGGTAAGTTCTCAATACCACTTGAAAAAGGAGATCAATACCCATCTATGAGCACGGATGATACTGCCAGCCCAATTCTTGTATCAGGCAACGATCTATTATACGGAATAAGGCAAGTATTGTTTTGTAGTGCTAATGATGAACTTCGCCCAGTACTGAACGGAGTTTATTTTGATATAGGCCTGGATTCTATGTCTTTTGTTGCAACTGATGGCACTCGTCTAGCGATGATTGAGAATCCGTCTCCTTACACACGAAAAGAGCGGGCGGCTTTCATCCTACCAAGTAAGTTTGCTAAAGTACTTTCTAACATTGTTCCGGAAGATTGCATGGAAGTAGAAATCTCGGTAAACAAGACCAATATTTTAATTGAATTTGATTCATACCGGTTAATCTGTCGTATGATCGAAGGCCGATTCCCTAATTATCGTGCTGTTATCCCTCAAAAACAACCTAATCGTGCAGTATTAAAGAAAACTGATATAGTATCAGCTCTAAAACGTGTATCTGTCTTCTGTTCCGAATCCTCATCCTTGGTGGTACTCAAGTTTGATTCTACTTCTCTTAAAATTGAAGCTCATGATTTAGACTTTTCTAAATCAGCAGAAGAAACGATCACCCTGCAGTCAGGCTGTAATATTGAAATTGGTTTTAAGAGCAGCTTCTTAATAGAAATGATAAATAACATTCCTTCGGAAGATATTACTATCACCATGAGCGATCCGTCGAAAGCCTCAATCTTTACCCGCTGCGATGAAGAAGTTCGTAGCCTTACTTATCTATTAATGCCTTTATCAATTAATTATTAATGCTATGGGAAAAGAACATCAATCACCTAAACAGGTTATTCAATCATATTTAGAAGAGCGAGCAAAGCGTGACCCTCTCTTTGCTACCTCCTATGCAAAGCCAAATAAGAAAATAGATGAATGCTACGACTATATCATAAGTCAGGCAAAAAAACGCGGTGGTAGTGTTGTATGTATGTCTGATGATGAAGTATTCGGATTAGCAGTTCATTACTACGATGAAGATGATATCAAAGTTAGTAAGCAAACCAATTATAAGGTATCAGCTGGGAATGTGAAAAAAGAAGTAAGTACAAAACAGCTGGAAATTAAAAAGTCAGCTCCAGCACCGGATAAACGCAAAGGGAAGAAAAAAGAAATACCATCAGGACAATTCTTATTATTTGATGAGTTATGAAACCAAGGACGAAACAACAGTTAAGAGTAGCGGATTTGAGTAGCCGGCTACCCAATATTGAAAATATTATGATTGACTGGGCTAAAAATGATTGTTTAAAACATATAGGATATGCAACCAAGTCACGTGTTATCTGTATGGAGTGCGGACAGCGCTTCTCTCCGGAACTTGTAAAGCGAAAACGTGCTGTTTGTCCTCATTGTGGTGTATCCTTGAAAATAGAACAGTCGAGGAAACATACAGACAAGCAGACAATATTTATTGGCAAAGCAGAAATTTGTGAAGAATTTCAAGTTATACGAGGCTTTGAATTGATTGCTTACTACCGGGAAGAAACAAAGCCTCATTATTATATTCGGGAGATACTGCAACATTGGATAAAAGACGATGGTAACCGGGAAGTAGTAGCTCGTGCCAATAATACGTTCAGTGGTTGGTGCGGAGAACTGGAGATACGGAATAAAGTTGTTGGATCATATTATTATAACTATAGCAATGATATTTATTGCGAACGCTATCATCCGGCCTCCGTCTTTAGACCTAAGTATATTCGAATGGGTATAGATTGTAAATTACGCGGTATGTCATTTCTTACTGCCGTCAATACAATTCCCCATTCTCCCAAGACTGAAACACTTCTAAAGGCAAGACGTTATGAATTAATAGATTATTTCGAGGGGCACCGTTACAAGATTGATATGTATTGGCCGTCTATAAAAATTAGTCTTCGTAATAAATATCGGATTAAAGATGTTTCGATGTGGTTTGATTATCTGAAACTACTAGATCATTATCATAAAGATCTGCATAATGCCCATTACGTTTGTCCTAAGAATCTAAAAAAAGCCCATGACTTGTATGTGGCGAGAAAGAAACGTGATGATGAAAAAGAACGCAAAGCTAAAGAAATGCAACAATTGCTTAAACTCAAGAAGGATGCAGAGAGTTATATCAAAGAAAAATCGAAGTTCTTTGACCTAAAAATGTCTGATGGTAAAATAGTCGTAGTACCGCTCAAAAGTCTTGAAGAGTTTCAACAAGAAGGTGAAATCATGCACCATTGCGTCTTTACAAATAAATATTATAAAGAAAAGGATTCACTCATTCTTTCTGCCCGAATAGGCAAGAAACATGTTGAAACAGTCGAGGTCAATTTAAAGACGTTAAGTATTGTTCAGTCCCGTGGAGCCTGCAATAGTAATACCGAGTACCATAACCGTATTATCGGACTCGTGAAAAAGAATATGAACTTAATACGTCAGAAACTGACGGCATAGCATACAATGACCTATATAGATTATATAAACCAATTTTGGAAGATGAATCGAAGTGTAGAATTCAGCCCGAACGAAGTCTTTTTGTACTTCTATCTCTTGAATGAGTGCAATATTCGGGGTTGGCAGAATCCGTTTGAACATCCCAACAAGACTATCGTCCTCGCAACCGGTATATCAGAGAAGACCGTCATTGAAGTTAGGAACAGATTGCAGCAAAAAGGTTTAATAACTTTCGAATCGGGTAAAAAGAATGCAAAATCGCCAGTTTATTACTTACTTGACGAAAGTAAAACGGTAAGTAAAGAGGTAAGTAAAACGGTAAGTAAAAGGGTAAGTAAAACGGTTAACATTAAAGATAAGACTAAAGACAATAAGACAATATCTCCCTTACGCGTGGGAGATCTGTTTCCGGCTGATAGTTTTTTCGACAAGTCTTTGGACGACTGTTATACTGAACTTAAATCGAATCGATCATGGGCGGAAACAGTAACGATGAATACTCGTTCTTCCGGTTATGATGAATTTACGATAGAAGCCTTTTACGAGTGTTTGAAGCAATTCTTTATGAAACTACAAAATGAGGGTGAAACGACAAAGTCGCCAAAAGGCGCGATGTCTCACTTTGCCCGATGGTTGAAATTAGAACTAAGCAACAAAAAAGATGGAAAAAGTAAGAGAACAGATACAGATTCAGAAACAAAAATTAAAGTGCGGACCATCAAGCTATGACCCGATTGCTTTTAAGAATTCGATGAATTTGTTCCGAAGATGTTGTTTATATGTATGCCCAAATTTTTGCGTTGACGATCGAAATCGCGAAATCATGAATGAGATTTTTTTATATCTCATCGGAGGGTCGAACGTTTTAGACCGCAGCAAAGGATTGTGGCTATATGGTTCTGTAGGAACCGGAAAATCCTGCATATTGAAAATCATACAGATGTATGACAGGTATAGCAACGGAAAAGACAAAACAGGATATTACCTACAGGGAGGATTCCCGATAGAGGCAGCAGCTTTCGTAGCTAACCAGTATTGCAAGAAAGGCATTGACGGAATCTTAAGTTATGACGGTTCAAATGGAATAGCGTTAGGTCTGGATGAAGTCGGACGAGAGCCTAAGGTAAAGCATTACGGGACAGAGATGGATGTGATACAGTACATACTTCAAATGAGATACGACAACAGGAGAAGTTGTACAACATTCGTGACTACTAATTTATTTCCGGAAGAGATTCATTTAAAATATGGGGAATATATTGCCGATCGAGTTAACGAAATGTTTAATGTTGTGGAAATCGGAGGTAAAAGTCGAAGATAATTGTATCTTTGAAAACTATTATAAAAAAACAAAAAACCATGAAAGAAAAAAAACAGCAACAAGAAGATGATAATCAATTTAACATGAACCTTCTTTACGCACCTGAATTAGAAAAAGCTGTATTGGGTACATTAATGACTGACAAAAAGGCTTATGCGTTAATAAGTGATATTCTTCGTCCAGAATCTTTTTACGAATATCGACATCAACTGATATATGCTGCAATAATTACCCTCGCGGTCAATCAAATGCCGATAGATATTCTAACTGTAAAGGAGCAACTTAGCAAACGAGGCGAATTAGATAAAATTGGAGGACCAGCTTATATAACTCACTTGAGTAGCAAAGTAGCATCATCGTCTCAAACGCAGTATCACGCCCGAATCATTGCACAAAAGTATATATCCCGCCAATTACTTGCACTTGCAACAGATATTCGCTTAAAAGTATTCGATGAAACCCAAGATGTAGAAGATTTAATTTCGGAAATCAGAGGAAAGCTGACTGATATATCCTCATTAAATACGGAACATGATTGTATTCAGATTAACCCCGTGATTGATGAAGTCTATAAACTAATTCAGAAGGCAGCTACACGAACTGATGGACTAAGTGGTTTGGAAAGTGGATTCACTAGATTGGATAAAATGACATGTGGCTGGCAGAATGGTGATTTGATTACTATAGGAGCACGTCCTGCAATGGGGAAAACAGCATTTATTATATCTATGCTAAGAAATATGGCGGTCAACTTCAGAATTCCAGTCGCTTTGTTTTCTCTTGAAATGAGCAATGTGCAGTTAGTCAATCGTCTTATCACCAATGTCTGCGAAATTCCAAGTGAGAAAATCAAGAGCGGACAGCTTGCCTGTTATGAGTGGCAGCAATTGGACTATAAACTAAAAGATTTGCAAGACGCTCCTCTTTATGTAGATGACTCACCACTTATGAAAATGGATATTTTGTGTAATAAGGCACATTATTTAGTAAAAGAAAAGGGTGTTAAGTTGATTGCTATCGACTATGTTCAATTGTTATATAATGACATCAAATATACAGAGAATAGATATTCGGAAATAAATTACTTCACAAGAAGATTAAAATCTTTAGCAAAAGAGCTGAATATTCCTATTATTATTACATCGCAATTGAATCGGGCAATTGAATCTCGTGAAGGGATTGATGCTAAACGTCCTCAGTTAATAGATTTACGTGATAGTGGTACATTATGCGATGATTCTGATATGGTTCTTTTTTTACATCGGCCAGAATATTATAAGATTTTTCAAGATGATCGAGGAAACGATATGCGAGGTATGGCAGAAGTAATTATTGCTAAGCATCGTAACGGTGCACTAGGTGAAATATTATTGCGATTCAAAGGCGAATTCTGTCGCTTTTCAAATCCAGAGGAAGACATATGTATTCCCATGCCTGGTGAACCCATCGGTACGAAACTTGGTTCTTCTTCAATCTCTAAAACCAAAGTGCCATTCTCTATAGATAATCAAATTAAAGATGATGGTCCATTACCTTTTTAAAATATTCGCTGAATTAATTTTCTCTTCAATATTTTTTCTATCTTTGTAAAAGAATGGTGTTGCGCCGGATTTTGAAGAAAAAATCCGGCATTTGTTATTTGTAAGTTACTGAAACACTAAAGTATTCTCTTTGCTATGTCATACTTAATTTAAAAAATTAAAATTATGGCAAGTGAAGCAGTAAATAATTACATAACTAAACGCTACGAACGCTGGCTTGATTACTCTTTGTATCATTGTGGGCTTGCTGGTATTTCAGACGAAGCAACAGACGTCTTGAATGAGGTCATTTGTTCGCTCCTTCAAAAGAAAAGCAGGTTACTGAATAAATTACTTGAGACAAAAAGAAATGGCTATACAGAGCTTGATTTCTTTGTTTTGAAGATGATAAAGCTAAACGCATCCTCTCCTACTTCACAGTATAGGAGTAGATACAAGCCCCTGCCTGTGGATGATAATGTAGATTATTCCAGGCTAGATATTGAGGATATTTCAGATGAATCAGAAGATCGAAACGCTGAAATATTAGACAAGCTGCACACAGTAAGGGAAACATTCGAAAGTCTAAACCTTGGTACGACAGCTACCCGCGTTTTTGAGTATCGTTTCTTCCAGGATGGCAATTTCTCTGAATGGGAAGGTCCAGAGACATTGAAGCAGCTATATGAGATATATAACGGAGTGCAAGAACTTATTAGAAAGAAAATAGCCGGGGAGTCTATATTTTAGTGAAAAATTCCTTGGTCATGGAAGAAAATGTAGAAATTAAGATTGATCCCCGGAACTATCGTATCCATGGGGATGAAAACAAGCGGCTTATCCACAAAAGCCTGGTTGAATGTGGAGCCGGTCGATCCGTATTGGCCGACCGTGACAATGTGTTAATCGCTGGAAATGGCGTGTATGAGGAAGCTCAAAAGTTAGGACTCAAAGTGCGTATTGTTGAGTCTGACGGTACCGAGCTTATTGTTATTAAGCGCAAAGACCTATCTACGGAAGATGAAAAGAGAAAACTGCTAGCTCTAGCAGATAATCATACTTCCGATACTTCTGAATTCGATTGGAAGTTAGTGATAGAAAACTTCTCGCCTGATGTATTGAATGATTGGGAGTTTTCAGTAGACGAGATCGAACTTTCGACTGATATCCATAATTCTGACGATGAGAAAGATAATAATCTTTATACAAAAAAAATAGTATCTCCAATCTACACACCGACTGGCAATAAACCTGCAATATCAGAACTCTATAATCTTGAAACTTACAATTGTCTGATGAAACAAATTCAGGAGTGTAATTTAGACAAGCAGACTAAAGATTTTCTTCAGATTGCAGCTTCAAGGCACATTGTTTTCGATTATGGAAAAATTGCTGAATTTTATGCTCATTCAAACAACATCATTCAAAATTTAATGGAAAATTCAGCTCTTGTCATTATAGATTTTAATAAAGCTATTGAACTAGGATATGTTTGTTTAAAGAAAGAATTGTCAGACTCATATTTGGAGGATTATAGCAATGATGAAAAATAATAGCTTCGTTGCATTGATACTTACACATGGGCGTCCTGACAATGTACATACAGTAAAAACATTACGGAAATGTGGCTATACAGGTGATATTATCATAGTATTAGATAATGAAGATCCGAAGATAGATCGTTATCGCAAAAACTACGAGAACATATATGTATTCGACAAAAAAGAAATAGCATCAGAAACAGATGAGGGTGATAACTTCAATGATCGTCGAGCTATTATTTATGCGAGAAATGCTTCTTTTGAAATAGCAAAAGAAAAAGGCTACCAATATTTTATTGAGTTAGATGATGATTATACGGAATTCTCATACACTTATAATCAATATGGTGAAATGAAGCAGAAAAACATTATCAATCTTGATAAAGTACTTGATGCTCTAATTGATTTCAAAAATAAAACAGGTGCTTTAGCTGTTGCATTAGCTCAAAGAGGAGATTTTATCGGAGGAAAGCAGAATAATATAGTTCGTGGTGAATTACTTAAACGGAAAGCAATGAACTCATTTATTTGTGATACAAACATGCCTTTTAAGTTTTTTGGTAAAATTAATGAAGATGTAAACACCTACACTTTACTAGGAAGTAGAGGAAATTTGTTTTTTCAGATTCCGCATGTTTCTTTGAATCAAGTAACAACTCAACAATCAAATGGCGGAATGACTGATATATATTTAGATAGTGGGACTTATGTTAAGTCTTTCTACACAATTATGTATGCTCCTTCTTGTACAAAGATACGCCCAATGGGAAGTGTGTATAGACGCCTACACCATAGTATTAATTGGAATAATGCTATTCCTAAAGTAATTCCAGAGAACTGTAAAAAGTAACCCCTATTTATATTTTAATTTGAAGATTATCCAAGCTAAGGCAAGAGTTATCACAATTTGTTAGTTATTGTTAGTTTATGACAGAGAAGAAGAATCTGGCCGAGAAGAAAAAAAGAGGGCGTAAATCAGAGTACAGAATAGAGTATGCCGATCAAGCTCTAAAGCTTTGTTTGTTGGGTGCAACAGATAAAGAGCTCTCCGAATTCTTCTCTGTTTCAGAGCAGACTTTAAACAAATGGAAGAAGGATTATCCCGAATTTCTTGAGTCCCTAAAAAAGGGGAAAAATATAGCAGATGCTAACGTTGCATCGAGACTCTATAACCGTGCTATTGGGTATAACTGTAAAGCAACAAAATTTGCAACATCGAACGGGAAGATTACAGATTCGAAGGAATTTATAGAGCATTATCCTCCTGATACAACAGCCGCTATTTTCTGGTTGAAGAATCGACAGCCGGAAAAATGGCGTGACAAGAAAGAAGTAGACGCGAATGTAAACCTTGGTGATGAATTGGAATCATTGACAGACGAACAACTTCAGGCTATTATTGATGGTAAAGAAAAAGAGTGAAAGAGAAATACTGCTTAGACAAGCGAAAGCAGCAACTATACTTCGCAAGCGTGAAGCCCGGAATGATTTCTGGGCTTTCTGCTTATACTATGATCCTAAGTTCTTTGCCAAACGATTATTCTTGAAGAAAGTAGCCGAAGCGTTCATGCGTGTGTATACCTCCTATTTAGCTAATATTATCTATCGCCTTGCTGTCAGTATGCCGCCACGTGCCGGTAAGTCTTATATTTCCTCATTGTTTATAGCCTGGATGTACGGTCACTTCCCGGAAGAATCTGTAATGCGTAACTGTTGCTCTGATACTCTTTACAATAAGCTGTCATACGATACCCGTGATATTGTAAAATCTAAGCGTTACAAAGAGATATTCCCTGATATTCATCTGAAAGGTGATAAACAGAATGTGAAGAGTTGGAATGTGGAAGGCGCTCGCCAGGTATCTTATTTCGGTGGTGGTGTTGGCGGCACCGTGATCGGTTTCGGTGCATCAATGCTTGCCATGACCGACGACTTATACAAGAGCCTGGAAGATGCGTTATCCGACAATAATAACGAGAAGGTATGGTCTTGGAAACAAGGTACGCACGATTCACGTATTGAGGGAAGCTGCTGTATGATTGACATTGGTACCCGCTGGTCTTCTAGTGATGTCCTCGGACGTATGGAAGAAGCCGGCAAGTATAATGAAATCATCCGGATCGCAGCTCTTGATGAAAACGATGAAACTTTTTGCGCTGATGTACATACTACGGAATATTACCGGGAACTACGTTCTGAAACCGACGAAAGCATTTGGATGGCCGAATATATGCAGGAACCATTCGAAGCCAAAGGGTTACTATTCCCCAAATCGTCTCTCATGCGCTTCAAATTAGCCGATATTGCAGGAAAGAAACCTGATGGGACACTCGGAGCTTGTGATACAGCCGATAAAGGAGATGATGATTTCTGCGCACCATTCGCAAAGGTGTTCGGACCAAAATATTTCATTACCGATATTCTTTTCACAAAGGATCCTGTTGAAGTTACAGAACCGCGCCTGGCACAAATGGTAATAGATACCGAATGCGACCAGCTACGCATTGAGTCAAATAATGGTGGTCGTATCTTTGCTATCAATGTGCGTAAGCTTGTTACATCGAAAAAGAAATCGTGTGTTATACAAGCCCGGCCAACAACCCAGCACAAGGAAACACGTATCATTATGAAGGCTGGCTGGATAAAGAAACATTGCGCTTTTCTTGATGAATCAGAATACTCTAAAGGATCAGACTACGGTCGTTTCATGAAAGCGCTTACTAGTTATAAACGTGAAGGTGATAACTCACATGATGATGCATCAGACGGAATGACAATCCTTGCAGAGTTTGCAGAATCACTTGGCTTGAAATTTAAAGTGTCTACTCGTAAGGTGGGGCGCGGATAGCTTGATTAAGATTCTAATGTATGTAATTCTTCTGTAAGCATTTCTTTCAAAGAGAATACTGTCCATAAGCAAATGGAGAAAAACATAGATATAGATATTATGTCACCTAGTATAAATTCAAATAAAGAACAGAATATAGGTAGTGTAATTCCAAATATAAGCAAAATTAATACTATATGAATTAACCTTTTGAGTATGCGTGGAAGTCCTTGATTTAAGGTTAATTGGAGCTTATATACATTAGGTATTATCTCTTCCATTGCTTGGTAGCCTAATTTTATAAGAAATTTATCATTAAAGGACATATCGAAATATCTCTCTTTATCTATTAGCAAACTGAGTTTTAATATTTCTTCTTTGATAGTTGAATTGATTTTATCCAAATGTATAAATTCCGAATATTCGTTTTTTTTATTTTCTAGATAATACCAAAAACCATTTCCACAATTATTCTCTATCCATTTTTTTAAGATTTCTGGAGAATAATAATAATTTTTATCAAACTCGGTATATATTGTAGGATCAAAACTTTTGGCACTAATAAATGATTTCAATTCTAAATAAAAAGGCTCAAATCCTCTTCTATTTTTGTCGGCATAATATTTATCAGCTTCTGCATTTTGAGTATGATCTACATTTAAGACTTCCTGTATATCAAAGAAAGTCACTTTTGGATGTTTGGCTACAAAGTCATTTACATCTTTATTAGAGAAAAAACCTGAATTTAATAATTTATTAATTATAGCTCTAAATTTATGTAGCTTTTGAGTGTACTTCACATAATCATTAAAAACACGAATTCGTTCTTCTCGTGTTTGGATAGTTTTTGAAATAATGTAAGTAATTAGAAGACCAACCAAAACCCCATATACTGTAATTATATAACCTCTAATTTGAATAATATTTTGCGTCATTCTTTCATCTACTTGAGACAATAAAAGAAAAATTGCTGTTACCCCTATAAAAAGAATGACACATAAAATCAAGTTAAACTTATCATTGATTATATTTAAATATTTATCAATAAATGCTCGTATTTCCATATTACAATTTATTCTATTGTGCAAATATATAATAACTTTATAAAAAAGAGAGAGCGGATCTTATATTTTAAGAGAAAAGTATATGCCAGACATTAAGGATATTCTAAGAAATGAAGATTTCGGTAGCATAGTAGGTGATTTATGCGTTGATACCCGTGAAAATCGTAATCCTCGTGAGTATATGGAGGAATACAATGGAGACAGAACCCGTCGTAAAGAATCTGTTGGGTATCGGGAGCCTAAAAAGATTGCTGTATATTCAGATACAGAAGTAGAAGTTGACCCCGAAACAGGAGCCGAAAAGCCAAAGAGACTAGAGGATAAAACTGTAGAAGTCGCTCAAATTGTGACTAATCTACCAAAGAAGATAGTTCGTACCTCTGTTGCCTTTTTGTTTGGTGGTGAAATGACTATCACAGCTGAAGACCCCAATAACGGTTTTACCGAGTTTAAGAATATCTATAAGCGTAAACTCAAAATGCAATCAGTTTTGAAAGAGTTTGCTAGAAAAGTTCTTTCAGAAACCAAAGCAGCTATTGTTTTCTATCCAGTTACCCGGGATGATGGAAAAAGCCAATTAAAGGTTAAGATTCTTTCTACTCCTAAAGATAACAATATCGAATGTGAATTCTATCCACATTTCGACGAGGACGACGATATGGACGGCTTTATCTATAAATACAATGCAGAAGTCAATGGCCGTACTTGTGAATGCGTGAAGATATACACGAAAGATGTTATCTATTCCGGAGTAATGGACGGCATTTGGCTAGTGAAAAAGACAAAAAACCTCTTTGGAAAGATTCCTGTAGTATATGCCGAAGTAGATTGCCCTGATTGGGAAGATGTTGCCAACTTGATTGATAAAAAGGAAATGAGGCTTTCCCGCCTATCGGACACCAATGATTATTTCTCTGAACCTATACTGAAGACTTACGGACTCGCCAACCTCCCAAGCAAAGAAACTGTTGGTAAAGAACTAAACTTTACTATGGAAGTAGATGCGGATACCGGTACTTCGTATCATGGTGATGCTGATTACTTGGCGTGGCAACAGTCTTGTGAATCCGTTACACTTGAACTTAACCAACTCGACGATTCAATACATTCCGGAGCTTCCAGCCCTGACCTATCTATGAGTAAGTTAATGGGACTTGGCAACCTTAGTGGTACTTCCCGCCGTTTTATGATGATTGATGCAGAAATTAAAGCCAGCGAACAGATGGAAATATTCGGTCCTGCAGTTCAACGTACTGTTGCTATCGTTCAGGCAGGTATGGCTAATATAACACATACTAAGTATGCATCACAGCTAAATGATAATTTTATTGAGGTGGAGTTTGGCAGTATTCTCCCACAAGACCTGGCAGAAGAACTTAAAAATCTTGAAACAGCATCCCAATTTAATAGCAAAGAGACAATCATTAAAAATTCGCCATATACGGATAATGTTGAAGAAGAGTTGGCCCGCAAGAAGCAGGATGAGAAAGATACAGCTCAAAACAACTCATTCCTAGGAGCTACACTTTAACTATGCCTGGACTTTCTTTCTACGATAAACAGCATATACAGAAAGTTGCTGCACAGCAGGCCGTAATAGCCAATATCTTTAATCAGTTTATACTTTCTGTTTCCCCGTATCTCCGTAAATGGTCAGATGCGGGGAAAAACAATGTATGGATACGTAATCAGAGAATAGAGAGTGCAGTTGACCGGGAACTGCTGAATCTTGAATCAATGCTATATGCTAATATCTCTGCATTTCAAAAGGACGGTTGGGAACGAGCAGAAAGAAAGAATGATGATTTTATTTCCCAGTTCATCAAGGGAATGTCTATTTCCAGTGCAACGAAAGATGGAATGTTTACTCATAGTCTATCTGCATTTGAAGCTCTAAAAAATGATATAGACGCTAACGGATTCAAATTATCTGATAGGATCTGGAATATTACACAGCAGACGAAATCGCAACTCGAATTCTATCTTGATAGCGGCGTAGTTGCCGGACGTAATTCAAACGGAATCAGTAGTGATATACGGCAAATTTTACAAAATCCCCAAAAACGCTTTCGCAGGATCCGGAATGAGAAAGGTGAATTGGTATTATCACAACCAATGAAGGATTATCACCCTGGACAAGGTGTTTATCGTTCAGCATATAAGAATGCTCTCCGGACATCTGCTACAACTACGAACATTGCTTATCGTAGTGCGGACTATGAACGTTGGAGCAAACAGGACTTCATATTAGGTATTGAAATACATCGCTCGGCCAATAATCGAGGACCGTGCAAGATATGTGATGCGATGGTAGGTAAATATCCGAAAACATTCAAGTTTACAGGCTTTCATCCTTTTTGTATCTGCTTTGCCACTCCTATCACCATGGAGCCGGAAAATTTTGCTGATTTCCTGCTGAATGACACAGTTCCGAAAGAGCAGGTTATTACAGACATTCCCCAGGGAGCAAAGGATTTCGTCATCGAGAATAAAGATGGATTGCAATCGGCTTTCTGGTATAAAGATAACTTTACTCAAGATGGAAATGTAAATGAACGATTAAAATTGAAACCAACAATAGCCACCCCAATTCAAATAAAGAAACGAGATAAAGTAACGAAACCTCAATCTGAATTTGTTTCATTTACTACTCCACAACAAGCAATAGATTTTATCCAAACAAATATTGCGGATAGTATTTCTATTGATATAAAGAAAGCAGATTTACCTATCATTTCAGAGATTGTAAATCAGTTAAATAGTAGGATGAATGAATTTGGAATACCTAAATTTAGGAATTTCGGTGCTCCTCGTAGCAAACAGGCTCATGCATCATGGGACGAATTAAGCAATAGCATAAACTTCAACATAGGCAAATTAAAGCGTAGGGATAGCATTTGGAAAAATGAAATGGCATGGAGACAACGAGGAATTAAATACAATTATTACGCCGATGAAAATGATGTTGTTCGTTCTATTGTGGATCATGAACTCGGGCATAAACTTTTGAATATGTATTCTATGAAAATGGATGTAATAAATACATTCTCAAAAGCCAACGTCACAAAAAATGGCATAATTGAGACACACAATATACTCGGTTATTATTCAAGTACTCAAGAGCATGAGTACTTTGCAGAAGCTTTTTCTATGTTTATGGGTTCAGAACGTTCTAAATTGGGTAAGGAAACAAGCGCAATGATGGAACGTTTGATGGCGAAAGTTAATGCTAGAATGGGGAATATTAGCAAAAATATTTCGGTTCAGGAAGTCGCTACTATTCAAAAAGCTAAACGTATCAAGACTGATTCTGAAATTGCAAATATTAAACAAAAATGGAATGAGCGAAAACTCTATAATAAAATAACCAACACAGAGAATGAAATACGCCTGAATAAAAGCTTTGAGACAGGAGTCTTATTTGACAGGAATGGTAATGTTGTAATCGATAAGCGCGGAGCCAAATATAGTGTTGCGTTTACGGATGAAGAATGTGCAAAGATGAAGGATTGCGTTTTCACACATAATCACCCAAGAGGCTGGCAAGAGCCAGAAAAGAGTTTGGGACGAATAGGTAACTCATTCAGTCCGGCTGATATGTATCTTGCAATAGCTCATAATGTATCAGAAATGAGAGCTGTAACACCCAATTATACATTCGCTATGAAACGTCCCGAAGAAGGATGGGGAATTACAATTAGTAAATTCGAAAAGCTAGTGAATCGGGAGAATAACAAACTAAGAGCAGAGTTTACTGCTAGAATCAATAATAATACACTATCCCCAACAATGGCTTCAGTGGTCCATTATCATATATTATGGAAACGGATATCCGAAAAAATGGGATGGAGTTATACAAAAGCGAAAACTCGTTAATTGGATTCTTTTAGGAAGACGAACTCCCCTTTTTGGTCGCTTTCTCTTTTGTCATGTACCTGTGAACCATCAAGGTATTTTACAGGAATGCCATTAGGGTATGCCGGGCATTTTAATCTATCAAAATTAAAATGCTTGCATTGTGTACACTTAGATATATACACATTGTAATATTCGTGTCTATCTTCTATATAATCCATTTTATACTTTGACTTAATTACAAATATATGCATTTGATTCTGAAATAAAATATATAAGCAGGAAAAATTTACTCCCCTTATATTTTAATAGAAAATCGTTATGACAATCATTGATGCAATTAAAAAGGGCTTGAAAGCCGCAGGTGTAAATGAAAAGTACGCTGTAAAGGTTCAGAAACTCTTCAAAATCGAAAAGGAGGAGGATATTGATACTTATATTGCCTTGTTCAAAGACAATATTCTTCCTGATCTTGAAAACACATCCGCAATAGAAAAAGCGAAAAAGGATGCTATTGCCGAGTATGAAAAGAACAATGGTTTAAAGGATGGTAAACCTATCAAATCGGCTAAAAAGACTAAGAAAACGGTAAAATCCGAAGACGATGATGAAGAAGACGATGATGAAGGCTTCGAAGATTTGCCCGCATCTGTAGTTAAGCTATTGAAAGCCCAACAGAAGCAAATCTCCGAGTTGACCGCATCGGTATCTTCTGTCGTATCAACAGTCACAACTTCCACGAAACAGGCATCAGCCAGAACACTATTTGCAGATGCAAAACTCCCTGAAAAGTGGTTTAACCGTATTGATGTCAATTCTGAAACTTCTGTTGAAGATCAGATTAAAGAGTTGCAAGAAGAATACGCTGAAATCAGACAGTCGGTAATAGATGACGAGGTCGCCGGTGGCGGTTACAAGCCTAATTCCTACAAGCCCAAAGAACGTTCTGAAAAAGAATGGCTAGAACTTATGGAAGACGAAGAAAACTCAAATAATGGAACTGCCAGTCTTGGCCTCGATGAATAATAACTAATAATTAAAAGCTATGTTCAGAAAAAAACAAAAAGAATTTCAGTATGCTCCCGGAATCGAAAAGATTATTGAGGACATTCAGGGCGGTGGTACTATTGCCCGTGCGGAACTGAAGGGAATCATTGATGAACTTCCTCCGCTTGTTATGGTAGGTAAGGATGCTAACGGTCTTTATCATACTGTTAAGACCGGAAGAATTACGGCAGTTGCGGATGCTGATGCAGTAACTATCCAGATAGCAAAGAATCATGTGTTTAAAGTTGGAGAGGCTGTTACTGTTGGTGGTGCCTTAACTGGAGCTGCTGATGTAATCTCTGCAATCGACAAGACCAACCCAGGCTACGATACGATAACCCTTGCTGGACCAATTGGAGCTGCAGAGATAGGTAATGTATTAGTTCTTGTTACTGCCAAAGCTGATGCCAAAGCCGCCAAGTTCAAATATGTACCAGAAGTTATTACAATGAACAAGGTTGATGTGACCGTAGCTAACCAGCAGTCAGGCCTCTTGGTGCGTGGTACTGTTAATGAAGCAGTAATGCCCTACCCTGTTGACGACGCTATTAAAGCATTGCTCCGTTTTATCCGTTTTGTCTAATCCATTAAAATAATGATATATGGAAAGAAGTTTAATTAAACAAGTGAACCGTAAAAATATGGGTGCTCGCCTTAACTCACGTAAGGTTAAGCCGGTATTCTTCCCTAATTTTTTCGGTGTAAAGCAAAAAGATTCTCTGAAATGGGAAACTTTGACCGGAGAGAAAGGTGCTCCTGTTATTGCAGACGTTATCAGCTTTGATTCTTCTGCACCGCAAAAGAAACGTGAAGTTGTAGGTAAGATGTCAGGTGATATCCCCAAGACTGCCGTTAAGCGTGGTATGAATGAAAGCGACTGGAACGAATACCGGCAACTTAGCCGTGATTGTGAAGGTGATTCGGATTTGAAATCTATCCTTGACCTCGCTTTCAAAGATCAGGACTTTGTATATAACGCTGTTCGTGGACGTTTCGAATGGTGGTGCATGCAGCTGATGTCTAAAGGTGGGTTCACTCTAAACTCAAGCAATAATAACGGTATTGTTACCGAGGAATTTGTTGGTTGTGGTATGAAGAATGAAAATAAAAAGGTTTCTGCTGCTGACTGGGCAAATGCAAACACTGCAGACGGATTGCAAGACATTGAAGATACAGTAGTTTCTGCCTCTGCTGATGGTGTTACCATTAAGTACGTAGTGATGCGTAAAGATCGATTTGCTTTATTGAAGAAACAGAAAGCCGTTATCGAGAAAGTTAAAGGCTGGATCAATCAGAAAGAAAAGCTGACTATCTCCAAGAAAGTTATCAATGAATATCTCTCTGCACAAGAGAATACAGAAGGTGTTCAAATTGTCTTAGTGAGCCCGGCTGTTCGTATTGAAGATGCTTCTCATAATCGCACTACGATCAATCCATGGGAAGCCGCTAATATCTGTTTTTTGGAAGATTTACAATGCGGTGACATCCAACATGGTCCTATTGCAGCGGAACATTCTGTCGAGTACAAGAAGAAAGCAACAACACTGAAAAAAGACTTTGTTTTTATCAGCAAGTGGTCTGAACTTGAACCGTTCAAAGAGTGGACTAAAGCAGAAGCTAATGCCATCCCGGTAGTCAACGATCCTGATGCAATGTATATCATGAAAACTGATGCCAAGGAATGGGCGGCCGATGAAGATACTGAAAAAACAGATGAAGAGTAAACTATAATGGCAACAATCAGAGAAACAATACTGGAATATCCATCTATTGGGGATATGGAAGGCTTCTTGGATAAGGTAGTCTTCGTTAGGCGGGGTATCAACCCCGAAGCGGAATGTACTACTGAAAGCATGAAGCAAGTCGGTCTTTGTGTCGCTGATATGTATGCCATGATGGTAAACTCTCAAGATTTCAGTGAAAACAAGCTTTCTATCACTCATCCTCGTTCTTTTTATATTCAGACTGCAAAGCAACTGTATATAGAGAACGGGGAACCGGAGAAGGCGGCTAAACTTGGCAAGCGAATCATTATCAAAGGAAGGGCTGGTAACAGATGGTAAAACGATATCCACATACAGCGATAGTCACTATCGACGTTAACGGAAAGATAGTAAACGGTGAATGGGTTCCGGGGAAACCGATTGAAATATCCGTTCCTGGACGTTATGATCCTGTAAGTGATGGTACTGTTGTCTATAAACGTAATTCGGCTGGTGATGAAGCGCAAGTGCATGGTTATTTCTATACCAAAATTCAGCCTCAATCAGGTAGTAAGTTTTTGCGTTTGAAAGTCGCTTCCAAAGGTATTGACGTACCGATTATCTGTTGGGAACCTTATCAATCACATTCAATTATCAACGTATGAAAAACGGCATGACTCCCCTATTCACCTTTGATGAAATGGAACGCTGGTTCGACCATTTTCAAAGTAAGGCAGAAGATAAGATGCTTGTTTTCCTGCAAGCTGGAGGTGAAAAGTTTATCGAAGTGGCTCGTCGGAGTGGTTCATATAAAGACCAGACAGGTAACCTTCGAAGCTCTATTGGATATATAATTGCGAAAAACGGAGAAGTGGTTGCAGAGAACTTTACCGAAAGTGAAAAAGGAACTGATAAGACAACCGGTAAGTATAAAGGGCGTAGGCTTGCAGAAGAAGTATCTCTGTCTCATTCCGGTGGTTACGTGTTGGTTGGTGTTGCAGGAATGGAATACGCGGCAGCCGTAGAAGCTAAAGGGTATGAAGTAGTTTCAGGAGCTAATACGCAATGTGAGAAATATCTAAGAGATACATTGAAATCTGTTTTTAGAAAGATTTGATTATGGATGAATTCGACGCTGTAGATATAGTCTACGATGCTGTGATTACTGCAAAAACTAATGTTATGATTTACAAAGATGCATCGGAATCGGGTGTTACTAATGAACATATCGTTATCAATCACCTGCAATTGAATGAGCTCGACTTCATTAATAAAGTACCTGTTAACGTCAATATCTTTGTCCCCTTGAATGAAAACGGCATGCCCCGACGTCAGCGCATGAAGGAACTTAGGCGTAAGGTAAGGAAATCGCTTGATTCAATCAATAGCAATGACGGTACATGTAAAGAAGTGACAGTTCTCTGGAGTGTTCCAATGCCGGACTTGAAAGAGGGCTTTGCTTGTACAAATATTAGATTAGAAATTTTAATAGATCAATAATTATGACAGGAGAAGTAAGACCTATCGCTATGGGCGTAGGTAAAATTAAATTCGGAACAGTCGGTGACGGTGTTCCAGGAGCGGACCTCAAAGATTTTCCTCTTCCGACAAAAGGAAGTGTTGCATTTAACTTTGCAGATCCCAAGGAAGTGAAGATTGAAGTAGAAGGTAGTGAAGAACCCCTTTATGTTGAGCTGGTGAAAGATACGACAGATTATGTTGAGTTCTCCATCCCTACTCCATCCAATGAAGTCCTTAAAGAACTGGCAGGCGGTGAAGTAGATACAACAGGAGGAAAAAACATTTGGAAAAAGCCTATTAACACTCCCTCTATTTCAAAAACGTTTCAGTGCGAGACATTGCCTAAAGACGGAAAGAAAGTGGTTTATACCATCGTCAATGGTAAAATTGCCTCAAAGATTTCACAGGCTCCGGGATCAGAGCAGGCAGAGTTGTTACTTGTTCGTGTATATATGCAGTCTGCTATTACTGCAGAAGGTAAGAGACAGACCGCTTTCATGCGCGAAGTAGTTAGCATTCTTGAAGGTGGAGAAGCTCCCGCAAATGCAGCGAATATCGAGGGCGGAGAAGCTGCCCCAAGTGCAGCTAAGAAATAACTAATTGGATTCCTGTATAGCTTAGTTGGTAAAAGCGCTACATTGGTTATGTAGATACCGGCGGTTCGAATCCGCCTGCAGGAGCAAACTATTGAAGAATGGAGCCGAAAGTATTGAAAGTTAGTCGCGAATAACTGAATGTATTGCCTGGAAGTACAACGGGCTAGGCTCCTTGAGGAAATTATGAGTATAAAGAACTTATTTCAGCAAGAATCGGAATCCGTAACGGAGCAGCCTGTCAAGATTCCATTTGATTTTACTAACCGAGATTCTATTCCGAAAGGAAAGGATCCCGGTGATTGTATTGTAATAAAGCCTATCACTGTCCGGACATGGTTTAGAATTCGTCCACTTCTCCTTGAAATTGAAAAAGAAGATATTGATAAAATGATTGTTAAAGATGGTGAGCTGAATGCTGATTTTCCAGAATTGATGAATAAATATGGAGGACTACTTCTCGATGTCGTTTGCCTGGGCATTCATAACAAGCCAAGTGATCCGCCGGCATGGTTTAAAAACGCCCTCATTGACAATACGACATGGGAGGATATACGCATATTATTCAATGCAATCATATATCGCATAGGGTACCACCCTTTTTGTACCTCTATCACGATGCTTCGGAACGTGAGCCCGCTACGAGAGACGGAGATAATAGCCGCTCGGAAGAATCTGCAAAGCTGGAAGGATATAACCAAAGCAGATTCTTAGTTATTGCAAAGGAAGCTCTAGGATTAACGTTTAATCAAACGTTGGATAGTAGCTATGGATTAATAGAGATATTACTTCAGGAGTACTCATTTGTGATGAGACAGCGTAATAAGATGACTGACGAAGACGGAAATGTTGAAGGACGAGATTATGAGTGGGTAGAACTTCCGTCTTTTGATGACCCTAGTAAGACAGTCAGGATAAAGAAATATAACGATATTGCTGGAAAGGTCAAACGATAAGGTAATTTGCCATTGTGTTTATATATTAGGTTAACTGTTTTTTTATTAAATTGGTTTAGAGTATGTTTTCTAGTCCCTTGTATCTGTGAAGATATGGGGGATTATTTTTTAATCTCCTGAAGCTTCTGATTGAGAGATGCATTATCCCGCTGTAGATTCTCAATCAATCTTTTCTGATAAGCGAGCATCCCTTCAATTCTTCCTTCACTCTTCCCTTTCTCGTAGGCAGCTTTAATCTCTTCTTCCGTATAGCTACTTTTATTCGCTATGGATACGTTTTCATTTTCCTTGGTCATGGCGCTAATGAATAGTGATTTATATATTATAGAAAAAGGCTATCTCTCCCCTTTTATTCCGACCAAGGAACATAATCTTTCAAATGCTTTGGGACTATGTAGCAAAGGGAATTGATAGCCTTATATTGTATTTCTAGGCTTATCAACTCCCCAAAGCATTTATAAAAACTGTTCCTTGGTCTTAGAACACTGCAAAGATGCTTATTCTTCTTGAAATAGCCAAATTTTGGCTCCTCTTTATATTTTAAGAATAAATGCTATATGGGTATTCAGAACAAAGATGGAGCGTTGTATTTCGCAACAGGCATAGATAATTCAGGACTATATTCCGGGCGTCAGGAAGCGATGGGAATCATTAAGGCAATGGCCAGTGAAATTACCGCTTTCGATGTATTCGGTGGGATCGGCATTAGTGCAGGGATCGCTTTTACTCAAGCAGCCAAAGAAGCATATAACTTCGAAAAGCAGTTCCAGCAAAGCATGAAAGAAGTTGCAACACTTTCAAGCGGAATAAAAGGCAGTCTTACCGATTTCATGAATAGTGTTATCGATATGACTAGAGAGGTTCCAGTCGGAGCCGTAGAATCAGCTAAAGCACTATATCAGATTGTATCTGCAGGACATGATGGAGCGGATGCTATGAATATTCTAAAAGTATCAGCTAAGGCTGCTATCGGTGGCGTTACAGAAACGGCTACTTCGGCAGATGCTATCACTACAATTCTTAATGCGTATAAAAAAGGAGCTTCCGAAGCAGAATCTGTTTCTGATATGTTATTTACCACAGCCAAGCTTGGTAAGACTACAATGGGAGAACTTGGAAAGAGTATTGCTCAAGCTGCTCCTATTGCCTCGTCCTTTGGCATTGATATCGAAGACGTGCTAGCAGCTGTCGTATCAATAACTAAACAAGGAGTTCCGACAGCCGAAGCTATGACTAAAATACGTGCGGCAATTATGGGAACGGCTAACCATTTAGGTGATGCAGCCTTTTCCGGACGTTCTTTCCAAGAAGCATTACAGCTCATCTATAACGAAGCAAATGGAAGTACCACAAAAATGAAAGAGTTATTAGGTACTGACGAAGCTTTACAAGCCGCCCTAATGATAACCGGACAGAATGCAGTAGGTGCTGCGTCCGATCTGGATCAAATGAAAAATGCAACAGGTGCAGCAGAAGCTGCTTTCAAAGAAATGTCTTCATCAACCGAGAATCAAATGAAGCTTCTTAGTAATAATATAACAGCAGCCCTTCGCCCGTTAGGACAGGAAATTTTGAAAGAGATATCCAGTGCGGCGCAATCTATGAATGAAGCCTTTGCTGACGGAAGCGCTCAAGAAGCATTGAAAGAAATAGGAGCATTAATAGTTGTTGTTACGACTGCCCTTGCAGGATACAAAGGCAGTATTCTTGCTGTAAGTACTGCTAAGCAAGTATATGCAACGGTAACAGCAATTGTAAATCGACAGCGTGCTATTGAGGCCGCAGATTTAGTCCTAAAGAAAGGCTTGTATGCTATTGAGGCAACAATGATTGCAAAGAATACATCTTCTCGAATCTTATTGACAAAAGCTCTCAAAGCTCAAACTATTGCACAACTAAAAAATGCTGCTGCAATGTTAACTAATCCTTATGTATTAGCTGCAGCTGCTTTTGCTGGACTTGGCTATGCAATTTATAAATGTGCTACAGCAGAATCAGACTCCGAAAGAGCTATGAGAAAGCATAATGCTGCTATGGAGACTCAAAAAAAACATTTTGATGAATTGAGAAATAAGGCAGAAAGCCTTGTTAATATTATAAGAGACGAAACATCCAGTCAATTTGATAAATTAAGTGCATACAAACAACTTCAATCTATAATGCCAAATGTTTTAAAAAATCTTGATTTGGAGAAGATTAAAACAATGGAACTCCATGATATTTTAAAACTACTCAACAAAGATAAAAATGAGCAATATGTTATGGGGATTAAGGTTAGAGCTGTTATGAAGCAAGAAGAACTTGATGCAGCTACCGCTGAATGGCAAAAGGCTATCGATGAAGCTGAAAAAAACAGAAAAGATGGTATTGAGGATCCCGGATTAAGTATAAAAATTGGACGATTAGCCAAAAAGAAGAATGAAGCTGCAGAGTCTGCCCGTCTTGCAAAAGAAGAAGTAGAGAAAATAAATGAAATTCAGAAGAAAGCAAAGGAAGAACAAAAGAAAGAAGAAGAAAAAGCAGCCATTCAAAATAAAGCCTTTTGGACAAAACAAAAAGATGATGCTACGAAAGCATTGGAATCAATCGCTTCAGCACAAAAGAAGCAAATGGATGCTGGAAAGTTCAAAGGGATAGATTCTGCCGTTATTACTTCCTACAAAGAAAATATCAAGAAGCTGAAGGAAGCTGAAAAAGAATTAAAAGTCTATGATTCATCTTCCAAGCAGGACGACCAAGCTCACAAGCTCCGTGAAGAACAGGAGAAGTATAAACTCCTGCTAGATAAGCAGAATAGAGAGCAGCAGCGTATGAAAGAGGACTCTGCAAATGAACTCGAACAACTTGAAATCAACAAGCTCAAAGAGAGTAGCGAAAAGGTCCTTAGACAAAGGAAACTCAATCATAATCTAGAGTTACAGGCTATCGAGCGTGAAGCAGAGGATAAGAAATTACAAGAAATTGAAAAAGCTCGTTCAGCTTTCGAAGCTAATCCACAAAATAAAAAGAAAACCTTCAATGCATCAGCATATGTCAAATCAGAGCCAGTAAAGAAACAGTTTGATGCATTTGATAAAGTTGCTAATGAAAAAAAGGAAGTTACAAATACTAAATATAATCGTGGAGATGATTTATCCGAACTGTTGAATCAGTATCAGGATTATACAGATCAACGTCTTGCAATTGAGAGAAAGTTCAATGAAGATATTGCTACCCTGCAGGAACAACGAAAACAAGCAGTAAAGAATGGAGATACAGATCAAGTAGAACAGATTGATCGTTCCATAGCCCAGGCGACAAAAAACAAGGGAATGGAATTGATGGGCCTGGATTACGATAAGTTGAAAGAGTCTCCGGAGTATGTTCGTGCATTTGAAAATCTGAAAGAAACGTCTTCTGAAACTCTTAATTCTCTGCTGACTCAATTAGAGAATGCAAAGAGTACGGCTGCCAAAGTTCTTTCTCCGGACCAGCTTCGCGAATATACTAGTACTATTCAATCAATTATGGATGAATTGGATTCACGTAACCCGTTTCAATCATTATCTGACAAGAAGAAAGAACTAGCAGAAGCAGAGGAAGAGTTAGCTAATGCGCAAATTGAATTAGAAAATGCTAAACAGACTCAAGAAGCCGTAAAAGGTGGTGCTAAGATTGAAAATGGTGTCAAGTCCTCTAAATTCAACGAAAAAACTGGTAAGATTGATTCCACAAAGGCTTATCTGACCGAGGCGCAGGCTCTGGATAAAGTAAAGGAAAAGACTTCGAGATATAATGAAGCAAAAGATAAAGTAGTACAGAAAGATGCTAAAGTAAAGAAAGCAGAGAAAGATGTAAAAGCACAGTTAGATGAATTATCAGACGCATTAACTGATGTTGGAAAATCAATCGGTGGACCGGCTGGTGAAATTATCTCATTGATTGGTGAAATAGGGACCTTTGCATTGACTGCTATGAGTGGTGTTGAAATGGCAGCAGATACATCGGCTAACGCTATCAGTACAGTTGAGAAGGCATCCGTTATTCTTGCTGTTATTAGTGCAGTAATACAGGTAGCGACGAAGATTTTCAGTATGTTCACTAAGGATGATACGACCGAGAAATATGAAAAGGCAAAAGAAGCATATGAATCCTACATCAACATTCTTGATCGGGTAATTGAGAAACAGTTAGAACTAGCAGAAACTCTTACTGGAGATACTGCAAACGCAGTATATGAAGCAGCCATCGCTAACATAAAATTGCAAAGTGAGAATGCAAAAGTATTAGGTCGGCAGTATCTAAATTCTGGTGCTTCTGGAAAGTCTCACTCAAAAGGGTACAGCGAGGTTGAAGATATGTCAGATGAGGGCTGGAAACAAGCAGCAGAGGCATTAGATATGTCCGTAAAGGAATTTAAGAAGAAAATGGGTGGTCGTATGACTGGCCTATTTGATTTGACCGATGAACAACTTGCGGAACTTCAGGAACATGCCGGTATCTTCTGGTCTCAACTTGATTCAGACACACAGAAATTTGCCGATCAAATCGCAAATGGTGTCGGACAAGTGGCAGAGGTATTGGAACAACAAATAGCTGATACCACGCTTCTTGATTACAGTTCTCTTCGTTCAGACTTTCAGGACTTACTTAATGATATGGACGCCGATTCTGCAGACTTCGCTGATAACTTCGAGGAATATATGAAGAATGCTATTCTAAATTCTATGCTTAAAGAAGAATTTATGGACCGCTTAATGGCCTGGAGAGAAAAACTTAACAACGCAATGAAAAATGGTACGATTGAGGATGAATATGATGATTTGAAGATAGAAGGACAACAGATTGCTGACGAAATGAAGGCTAAGCGTGATGCATTGTCAGAAATATATGGTTTTGGTAAAGATAATGATGAACGTGAAGCATCTAAGAAAGGGTTTGCTTCCATGTCACAAGATTCTGCAGATAAGTTAGATGGTAGTTTTGCAGTTTTGACTTCTCATACATATTCAATCAATGAAGGAGTAAAACAGATACAATCAGATACCGATAAGATTGTAGAAAAACTTGCATATCTCTCTAACCTAGACAAGAATATGGGCGAAATGATAAAACATAGCAATCTTATCATTACTTACCTGTCAGATATTAGTAGCCATACAGCACGTCTCGAAGCTATTGAGAAGTCGATAGAATCTATCAGGACAGGAATTGATACATTAAATACTAAAGGTATAACATTAAAACGATGACAGGACAATTACTAATAGACAGAACAGACGCATATCCCAACTATGGGTTGATCGTCACCAAAGGAAGCTATGATAACCTGGTGGCTTTCCCTGCCATGAAGGAACCGGACAAGAATGATTGGCCGGAAGAAGACGGACAGGAATTTGATCTTTCTAGTCCTACATTGGATACGGCTGAAGTAAGCATTGAGTTTGCATATATAGGCAGTTTGGGTATTGGTGGACTGATTGATATACTTTCTGACTTGAGCTATCATGAATTTTACTTTCCCTTAATCGACAGGACTTATAATCTACGTCTGTCTTCCCAAAGCAGCTATGTTATTAATCCGGGCCTTGAAGTTGCTAAATTTATTTTTAGTAACGACTTCCCCCGAGAAGTCGATTACGAATACCATGAGCCCGTAAATGAGCTTCCAATGCCTAAAGGTTACGAGATTGATGACAAAGACTTATCCGATTATGGCGTAGTCGTATTGCAAGGTAGCAATGCTGAAATACTAAAGGCTCCGACGGTAAAAAAGAACCTATTACAGAATTTCAAGCGTCAAGACGGGGCAATCTACGATGGTGAAGTTGTGAAATTCCAAACCAAAGAAGTATCTCTCAAATGCCTGATGCGGACCGGGACAATTGAAGCATTCTGGCGTAATCGCGATGCCCTACTCTATGATTTAACACGGCTATCCGCTAAGACAGATGATGAAGGATATGAGTATTCCGATGCGGAACGTATATTTTATTGTGATGAATGGAGTGAAAGCTATCCCTGCTATTATAAGAGTTGTCAGACGAATGATTTCATGCTAAATAACGGTGTATGGTGGGAGTTCACTTTGAAACTCGTATTTACCAGCTTCCGGATCGGAGAAACGGAGTTCTTGCTTTCATCCGAAGCGGGCGAATTTATCATAACAGAGGACGGAGAGTTTTATATAGATTTAAATTGATTTGCTATGCCATTAAAGAAGAAAAAAATATCAGAACTGAACGAAGCCAGCGACATGAAAGGCTTCTTCACTATCGGCTACCGAGTAATCAACGGAGTTAAGACTAGCCTTAAATTTGGTTTAGAGAAGATTCAGACTGCCTTGGATAATATGCTCAAGGCTACGAGTGATGCAAAAACAGCTACTACCGATATGCGGCAATTAGAAGCAACTGTTGAAAGCAATGAATCAGCCCGTGAAACAGCCGAATCCCGTCGTAATGCTTCCGAACAATCCAGGCAGACAGCCGAAACGAATCGTTCCCGTGAAGAGCAAGCCCGGGAAGCTGCTGAATCAGTGCGTATCACTAATGAGAATGCACGTAAGACCGCTGAAACAGGACGATCTACTGCGGAAACTGCACGGGATAATGCAGAAAAGAAACGTGCTACCGCTGAAGGTACACGAGAAGCTAACGAGCAGGTTAGAAAAGATTCCGAAACAGGAAGAGGAACAGCAGAAGCCGAGAGAGTAGCTTCCGAATCAGCACGTAAATCTGCCGAAACTTCCCGTGTGTCCGAAGAAGATAAAAGAAAGACTTCCGAAACAGAACGCGTTACGGCTGAAACCGGACGTTCCTCTGCCGAGAATATAAGAAAGCAAAATGAAGATGCGCGTAAGTCGGAAGAAGCGGCCCGCGTAACTGCTGAAGGTAAACGGGTAATTGCTGAATCCGGACGTGTTGATACAGAAAATAAACGTGTCTCGGATGAACAAACACGTAAAAGCAATGAAGATGCACGTAAGACCGCTGAAACAGGTCGTTCTTCTGCTGAATCGGAACGTGTGAAGGAAGAAGATAAACGGAAAACCGCTGAAACAGGTCGTTCTACCGCTGAATCTACCCGTGTTTCTGCCGAGGATAAGAGAAAGGCGGATGAAGCGACAAGAGAAACAAATGAAACCTCGCGTGTGGCTGCCGAATCTAACCGTGTTACCGTCGAATCCGAACGTGTATCTGCCGAAGCAGCCCGCAAGTCAGCGGAGACAGGCCGGGTATCAGAAGAAAACAAGAGAAAGGCTGCTGAAACTTCCCGCGCTACGGCTGAAACTTCCCGTTCGTCAGAAGAAGATAAGAGAAAGCAGAATGAAGATGAGCGTAAAACTGCGGAAGGTACTCGTTCATCAAATGAGGCTAAGCGTGTAAATGCCGAAACGGAGCGTGTCGAAGCAGAGTCTCAACGCAAGTCAGAGTATGCCGGTATTGTGCAGGAAATGACGCAAGCAACAGAAGAAGCCACCGGACAGATTGCTCTTGTCAAGCAATTAACAGATGATGCGAATGCAGCTAAAAATGCATCTGTTGAGCAGACGGCTCTTGCAAAGAAAGCTACAGATGCGGCTAATACTGCGGCTGGTAGTGTTAATGCAGCTAAAGATGCTGCAACTACTGCGGCTGCAGGGGCCAATGCTGCCAAAGCTGAATCAGAAGCTCAAACCGCCTTAGCGAAGAAAGCGACAGATGAAGCAAATGCGGCTAAAAATGCATCTGTAACACAGACAGGATTAGCAAAAAAAGCGACTGACGATGCGAACGCTGCTGCATTGGCGGCTAACAATGCGGTTTCAGGAGTTGACGCAAAAGTGAAAGCTGCAGTCGATGCGCTTGTTGCCGGTGCTCCGGATGCTCTCGATACACTTATTGAGTTAGCGAACGCACTTAACAATGATCCTAACTTTGCTACGACGATGGCAACAGAGCTGGGAAAGAAACTTAATATTTCTGATATTGTTAATAATCTGACAAGTGGAGGGACTAATAAAGTCCTTTCTGCCGAACAGGGAAAGGCATTGAAAGCAGCTCTGGATACACACAACCATGATAGCAGATATGAACTGATAATCACTAAACTTACAGCCTTTAATAAGAATTTTGGGACTAGTGCTGGGACCGTGTGCGAGGGTAACGACGCCCGGTTAAGCAATGCAAGAACTCCGTTAGCTCACACGCATAAGAAAGCGGATATTAGCGACTTCCCAACCTCGATGCCGGCAAGCGATGTACCTGCATGGGCGAAAGCAGCTTCTAAGCCAGCCTATACAGCAAGCGAAGTAGGTGCATCTCCATCTAATCACAATCATGCAGGTACATACGAACCTGCATTCACTAAAAACTCTGCCTTTAATAAGAATTTTGGTAGTGCAGAAGGAACCGTATGCGAGGGAAATGATGCCCGGTTAAGTGACACACGTGTACCGAAAGCGCATACTCACAAGAAGTCTGAAATAAGTGATTTTCCAACTTCGATGCCAGCAAGCGATGTACCTGCATGGGCGAAGGCTGCAAGTAAACCATCCTATACAGCTTCCGAAGTTGGTGCGTCTCCGTCGAATCATACTCATACAGGGGTCTATCAGCCAGCAGGAAGTTATGCAGCGAGTTCGCATAAACACGGAGCAACGGATATAACTCCTGATGGTACTCACCGCTTTGTTACTGACACGGAAAAAGAGACCTGGAACAGTAAAGCTGCGGGAAACCATAATCACGATTCAGTATATCAACCTAAAGGTAGCTATGCACCGTCTTCTCATAAACATGCAGCAACTGACATTACGGACGATTCTACACATCGTTTTGTCACAGATTCGGAAAAGTCAACTTGGAATAGTAAAGCGGCAGGAAATCACAACCACGATTCAGTATACCAACCCAAGGGTAGTTATGCTGCAAGTTCTCATAAACATACAGCGACAGACGTTGAAGAAGATTCGACTCATCGTTTTATGACGGATGCAGAACGTACAAAACTTAGTGGAATAGCCTCCGAAGCTAATAATTACTCTCATCCGGCTTCTCATCCAGCATCAATGATTGAAGAAAGTACTACAAGAAAATTCATGACGGATGCGGAGAAAACTTTACTAAGTTCTCTCGGAACTAAGGCTGCTCAAATTAAAGAGCAAAACTTAGGACAAA